ATCATCACCAGCTTTCGCTGGCGCCCGCGCACCGACCAAATGTCAATGCTGCAGACCCAGGTGTCACTGAGCATGGGCGCACAAGGGCGCGAGGCGCTGCTTGATGATGTCCGGGACGAGATGGGCCCATTGTTGGGATTGCTGATCATGCTGAATGCGCGCAACTGTGTAGCCCGCACGGTGGTGAGCGCGCCGCAACGTCTCAACAAGGCCCGCATCAAGCGCGGCAAGCCGCCACTGCTGGACCACACCAGTGTTGACATACGTCTGTCGCCCAGCCAGGAGCGCGTTGCTCATGCGCAAGGCCTGACCCAGGCCGAGCGCCGTCGCCACATTGTGCGGGGTCACTTCAAGATCCGCCGCACTGGCGTGTTCTGGTGGAGCGCCCATCTGGCCGGTAAGGGCAAGCAGCTGCAGCACGACTACACGTTGCGCCCATGATCAAGCGCGCCCTGGGAACCTTTGTTGGCTGGGTGCTGGTGGTGCTGCTCATACCGCCCCTGTGGCTGGCGCTGCTGATTTGGGAGCATTGGCCGCAGCGGCTCAGGCGGAAGTGATTGAGGGAACTGCTGAACAATCTTCCATTTTTGATGAGATTTTTGTTTTCTTTTTGATCAAAAAGAGCTACAATCTCTTTGTTGAAATGGAGATGCTCTGATGTCCGCTCTCACTGCCGAAAACGTCAAAAAAGCCATCATGGAATGGCCGGGGTTGTATGAGACCGCCGAGGGTCGCCGCTTTCAGGGCATGCCCGTCAGCCAGATCCCCAGCCAGCTTGTTGCTTGCCGTTGGCGCAACGTCAGCCGTCTTGATGAATTTGATCTGCGCGACATGGGCTTGGAAATTGTCACCGCCCGCTACGTTGGTGGGGCGCACGCCAAGAAGTTTTGCCGCGTTGTGGTTGCCCTTTGAGGAGAATGAGATGAAAACCGGAACCTACATCCAGTCCAATTGGACAGGCAAGCTTTCCAAGGTTGAGCTCAAGATGGGCTTGGCCACCTGGAGGGAATCATTCCGCCGCCGCTCCATCGTGCTGGAGGAAGAGGCCCGCAAGGCCAAGGCCACTGGCAAGCCGCGCCCGCGCTGGATCAACGCTGAGTACAAGCGTTGGGAACAGTTGCTGAAGCGCAGAGCAGAAGAGGCAAAGTGACATGAACACCAAGACTGTGACCTGGATGACCATCGCCAGCGATGTGCTGATGAAGCATGATGCTGATCGTTGGTCTGCGGACCAGAGCGACCTGGGTATCCGGGCGGGCATGAGCTGCCCCAGCTACCTGATCGTTGATGGGCTCGGCATCTTCAAGAAGCTGGGCCATGATGAGGTGGGCACCTGCCACTATCAGCAGGACGGTGGCACTAACGCCATCAGCCTTTGGAACGACTGAACAGAAAGTGACTTTAATGTGGTTGTGTTTGAATGATGGCTTCATCTCTGTGGTGCAGGACAAAAACGATGCCAACCTGCTCATGGTGCGCGCCCGCCGCAAGGCTCACTTGAAGCGGCTGCTGGGCCATAAGACCCGCATCCACGAAACGCCGCAAGCTGACTACCGCTGGCGCGCCCTGGTGGGCCGCAAGCGCATGGTGGGTATCATCACCAACCGGCTGCTGAGCCTTGACTACACCAACTTCAAGGACAGCGTCAAGGACGAGGACTTGCACCACATGTACCTGGGCTGGTGGTTCGATCATCACCGCTTCCAGCAGCAGGCAGGTCAGCAGCCAATGTTTGATGATATACCATATGAGGAAATTGCGCAGGCGCAACCGCAGCGGCTGATCCCTGGCCGCCGTTTGTTGGGAGAGGACTGATGAAACGCCGCGATGGACCCAAGATGACGGCGCAGCCAGCCAGCTACTGGAAGCCTGGCATGACCAACAAACCTTGGGCCCAACAATATGCTGATCTTCAGCGCGTCACAGCCGTTGAGCGCCAGATCAAAATTGAACAGGAAGCCTTGGAGGCGCAAATGCTGGCGCGCACTTGTCTGAACGCAGAAATTCGGCAGGCGCGCAAGGCGCTCGCAACGCTGCTTGAGACCAGAGATGAAATTGGCCCCGAGCTGCGCAAACGCCGTAACAAGTTGAAGGAGTTGCGCCACCAGCGCGAGCATATGTGAGATGACCAAGCACATTGACCTACCGCTCAGTGACCTGGTGCACGCCATGACTTTTCAGCGCAAGGCGGCAGGCCGGGTGTTGGATGAGGCCACGCAGCGGGTGCAGATGGTGTTCCGCCAAAAGCTACGCGCCGCACAACGCTTCATCGTTGGTGATGATTCAGTGCGACTGGTCTGCCACCTCAGCCATGAGCAGAACCGGCTTGAGGCCTGGAGCTTTCTGGCCCGCTTGCCCTACGACACGGTGTGGTTTGAGTTCAGCCTCCATGAGAAGGTCAAGGAGTTTGAGCGCATGGGCACACTGCGCCAACCCTTTGACCCCGCCAATGTGGCGCAGCGCATGGGCTTACTGCTCTGGAAGGACACCACCGATGAGCGCAACCCGCGCTGGGTGGCGCACACCTTTGTCAAGACCACAGATGGCATGATTAGCCCTGACATGTTGGCCTATGTGTTCCACCCCGAAGGCGACATGCGGTTCCCCACACGCGGCTCTGACTTCTGGCATGCCCCCACATTGAGCCTGATACCTGGGCTGCCCCGGCTGCCAGTCAGCATCTTTGCCGATGATGGTAAAAAGATCCAAACTGAGTGTGATCCTGAGATCGTGCTGGGTGGCCTGATCGGCACCGAAGGTGGCAGCTATCCGCTTTATGAGCACAACCACGGTTGGATGCACTTGCAGGTGCCTGAAGACGATGACAAGGCCAGCATGATCACCGGTCCTGACTGGTTCACGCCGCGTATGGCGGCCATCGTCAACCCTTGGTGGGAGGCCCATCTGCGCCACCGCTTCAAGGACAACCGTGAACGCTGGAACAAGTTGATACTGCATGAAGTCCAGGAGAATGCGGGTCACCTACGCTGGCTGATCACCTTGCTGGCTTCCATCAATGGTATCCCCAAGACCATTCGCCCACTGCCAGCGCGCACCGGACGGCGCAGCTTGGGCATGTACCAGGTGCCCTACTTCAGCCACAACATTGTGGACTTGACAATTCCCGCCGAGGACAAGGTGCTTTACGCACGCTCCAAGCTGAACAAGGCGGCCAGCAACGTCCACCGTGCGGCGCACCCGGTGCGCGGCCACTGGCGGGTGATCGAACGGGGCAAGCGGGCTTACATTTGCCGTCATGATCCAGTGATGGTGGAGCACGGGCTGGGAATGTGCGCTAAGTGCCAGTTGATGATACGCTGGATCACCGACTACCACACCGGCACTCCAATGGTGGGAGTGACCACTCACGAGTACCATGTCAAAACTTGAAGGGAGCAGCAATCATGTCAAAGTATGAAACAGCACGTCCACTCGATAAAGAACTTACCAATGCCTATACCTTTGCGACTGCTTTTCAACGCCGAGGTTATGGCACAAGACGCCAAGGTGTGGCGCTTTTCTGGTTATCATTTATGACTGGTGTCGTCCAATCTCGTTATGGCAAAGGCGAGCTCAATGACGCTGCCATCATCAAACTGGCATGCAAGGCAAAGCTACCAGGCACCGGACCTTGGATCAGGGACAATGTTTGAAGTGATGAAGCGGCGCTGCGCCACTTGCATCTACCGCAAGGACTCAAGCCTTGATCTCAGCCGGTTGGAGGATCAGGTGCGGGACAAATACATGGGCTTCAAGGGCCACCGTATCTGCCACCATGCGCCGCGCGGTTCTAAGGCCTGTTGTCGCGGCTTTTGGGACCACCACAAGGATGAGTTTCAGATGGGCCAAATTGCCCAACGGCTCAAGCTGGTGAAGTTTGTTTGAACCCCGCGTGCCTTTTGTTCCATTCCGCACGCGGCAAACTGGCCCGGACTTCGGTTCGGGCCTCTTTTTTGAGCCCATGGCACAAAAAAGGGCGGCCAGCGCGCCGCCCGTCGCCTGTTTTTAGAGCCCAGGGGAGTAGGGTTGTACTGCCCTGGCCCTAAATTCCCGCCCCGGTCGTCCCCCGGCACCGTTTCGCCACACTCTAAACCCAGTGCCCCGGCTCCCGCCGCCTGGTTCTAGGGCGAAAAAGGCCCCGGAATACTGCCCCGGCGCAAAACGCACGCCTCGGTCGTCCCCCGGCAGTGTTTCTAGCGGCGCGGTCCTGGCTTGTGGCCCGGTTGGCCCTGATCTGGTTGGGCTGGCTCCTCGGGAGCCTCACCAAAGTCCGGCAGTGACTGATCAGGGTGACCCTCAGTGTCCGGCGGCACTGGCTGACCAGGTCGCGCGTCGATTGGTTGTACCTTCACCAATATTGCCTTGCTGATGATGGTGGTGCCATCGCTGTGCTTCACTTGGCGCACACGCGCAAGAAAGGGAGGCTGGGCCATGATGTTTGCTCCTATTGCTCAAGAGAGGGAACGCGCTCAACACAACGCTCGTTTCTTGTTTCAGCGCCTTCTTCTGTAGGGAGGTGGTTGCACCTGCGGGCGCTGCTCCGGGCGCTCCGGAGCCGCCTCTGGTGCTTCCTCAACTGGCGGCACCACAGGCGCAATAAAGGTGAAGTCAACCGGGTCTGAAACCAACGCCCCAGTGCGCACCTTGACCGGCACCGTGTCTGGGTTGACAAACAGCGCTGGTTTCACAATGGTGGTGAGCTCAGTGTCAGACACAAAGGTGGTGGGCTCATCATAAGCGCCAAACACAATGACACTACCGCCAGTGAAGTTTGAGCCCTGGCAGTGCAACACCACCTCCGGCGCACTCCCAGCCTCAGCCTCGCTTGGTGTCAGTGAGCTCAACGTTGGCGCTGTCGTCACCAGCTCAATCTCAAACTCGCTACCCACTGGCAGACTCTTCAACATCAGCTTGCTGAAGCTGATTGAGCCCCCACTGATTAGGTTGCTGCCAGTGCTGATGGGGCTGGTCTGCACATGCATGTTGAACAGCACCCGCTCGTCATCCGTCAGACAGAAGTAGTCTTGCCCATAGTCAGTGGGTGCCTTGGTCATCATGATACTGTCAATGACCCCATCGGTAGCAATCTCAGTGCCCACCTCAGCCGCTGTGAGTGTAGTCATGTGAATGATCCTTACGTTGCCGCCACCGCCACCTGCGGCGCGTTCTCCACTGCCTCCACCATCTCTGCGATGGCCTCGTGCGCAAACGGGAAACGGTTGTTGACCAAGCGTCCCACCAGATAGCGCCAGTCAGCCTCTTCCAACAGCACATGGTCTGCCCCGTTGGCCGCCTCCAGGCTGTGCTTGATGGTCAACGCTGGAATCATCTCCTTGGCTGTCATGCCCTCAGCGGGCGCATTGATAGCAATGGTGATGAAGGCGGTGCGGTAGTCAATCTCAGGCCGACCGTCAATCGGCACCGTGCGTAGTGGTACCTTGCGCATCACGCTCTCTCCCTTCATGGTAACCTTGACTTGAGGTCAGCAAGCTCCTGCTTTAGCGACTGCAATTGCGACACTGTCACTGCCAGAATGGAGACTGGATCATAGGACAACAGGCCCTCACTGTCCTCATAAACAGCATCCGGCACAAACTCCTTGATTTCATCAGCGACGAAGCCCCAATAGTAACGGTCGGGATCCTTGAGGGGCATGATGCGCTTGCCACCTGGTGCGTCAGGATCATCAACCTCTGGTGGTTTCCACTTGAAGCGCACCGGGTTGAGCACATCAAAGGCCTCTGCTGAGGTGACAGGATCAACCGGCGTGATCTCATCCTTCAGGTCGCTGTCTGAGGACAGCAACACGCCGCGCGCATAGACGTTACCATCGAATAACGTATCCGGCGGTGCATTGGTGTTTGTGCGGAACACCCGCTGACTGCTCCAGCCACCGTTGTTGGTCCACAGTTCAAAGATGCCCTGCGGGTTGAGGAAGTAACCACTCTGATAAGCCTGCATCCAAGCCAGCCATTCACCATTCGCCCTAGTCAAACCAAACTGTGCAGCTGTGTTATCATTATTATTGATAGCTCGAAGCTGTATCTGCCCGTTGTTCGCAAACAAGGTGCCCGTCACTGTCTCATTGCCTTGCACGGTGAAGGTGCCGGCGTTCACTTGCAAATTGCCGGATGACGGCGCAAACAGCGCCACGCCTCCTGGCATGGTCAGGCCCTGGCCGAGATTGGGGTAGTTGATATTGGTCATCACATTGGTGACGCCGTCAATGCGCAGCCGCTCGGTGCCACCGACTCGGAAGCTATGTGTGTTCGAAGCAGGAACGTTGTAATTCAGCGTACCACCAGTGATGGAAAAGCCAAAGGTGCCCGAGGTGGCATTGCCACCCCAGAGCGAAATATGACGCGAGGTGTCTTGTGGATTGGCTTGCGCCACACTGCCAAAGTTCAATCCACCTGTCATCGCCCCGCCTGACACCAGCAGGAACGGCCCGCCAGCGCCCACTTGTGTATCCACATAAGCCTTGGTCGCTGCATGCAGGCCAGCAGTCGGTGGTCCAGAAAGCGTCAACAGCCCAGTCATTGTGTCGCCAGTCTTGCGCACTCCGGTCAATGCTGTCAGCACATCACGTGCATTGGTGCCATTATTGTTCTCAATTGCAAGTTCCTGGTTGCCGCTCGACAGACGAATGATGACGCCTGTGCCACTCTTTTTGTAAAATAAGCCCCCACCATAGAAACCATAACCTGAATCGTCAATAGGACAATTGAATCCATCGGCAGTCACTATATTGCTAACCGTCAGCGCGCCACTCATTGTGTCGCCAGCCTTGGCAACCTTGAGGCTATCGGCAGCGTCAACATACTGCTTGGTCGCAGCCTGCAGCGGTGCTGTTGGATCCCTGCCCAAGGTCGTAGTACCCGCAACACTGATATTATTGAGCACTGTCAACCCAATGTTGCCATTGATGCGCACATTGCCATTAACAGTCAAGTCACCAGGACCAGTGAGTGTGCCACCCGTCAGTGGCAGATAGAGCGCATTTTGAGTATCCACATATTGCTTGGTCGCCGCATCGAATGCCTGGATGGGATCGTGATCCAAAATCAACTCGCCACCATTGGTGATCACCATGGTGCCGCCCGCCATGCCAAAATTGCCGCCGTTGATCATCAAGCCACCGTTGTTGACGATCAGGTCACCATTCAGGGTGCCACCATCCAGTGACAAGTAAAGGGTGTCTGCCAACATTTTGGTCAGCGAGCCACTGACGACCACCTGCCAGATGCCCAAGGCTTCATTCCAGATGATCTGGCTGGAGTTGGGGATTGATGTTCCACCAATGCCAGGGATGCCCGGTGGCGCTGTCTCGTCCACCTGCGGGTCGACGGTGGAGGCCAGATACATGTAGCCATTCAGCTTTGGCACAGTGTTGAGGTCTGGAGTGTTGAGCGCAACTTCCCAGACGCCCTGGTAAAGCGCCAAGGTGGCAATACTTACGTCGACATAGAGCTTGGTGGCAGCCCCCAAGGGTGCTGTCGGGTCGCGACCCAATAGGGCATCACCAGCGATATTGATATCACCAGCCACATCAATATTGGTGTCGACAATCAGATCGCCCCGCAGCGTTCCTCCATCTAGCGAGAGGTAGAGGCTGTCATTGATGCTGCCAGTGCCGCTGATCGGCACTCCATTGACCTTCGGCATCTGGTCAAAGTCAAACAGCCCCTCAACAATGCCTTCTGGCCCCACGCGCAGTATGCCGCGCTTCTTGATGATGATCCGATCACCAAAGTGGTAAAGTTCTTCCTTACGCTGTGGCATCTTTCATTCCTTCAAGCCCAGCGGAACACCGCCCAGGCAATAAAGACAGTGGCAGCCGCGCCCACCACAAAGCCCAGTCCGAAGCCCTGGCGGAAGCCCAGCTGCCAATCCAGCGGGAAGTGACGCATACGCAGCCGCTTAGCCATAGTAGTCGAGGAACTTCTTGCCCAGCCGTTCCGAGTTACCGAAGCTGTCTTTCTCCTTTTGCGCGGCCGCAATCACTACTGCTGCCACCATCAGCCCCAAGGGCAAGGCCCCCATCACCATTACCACCATCACCCGCCACCACATATCAAAATCTCCCTGTCAGCAGCAGAATGACCAGGATCAACACAATGAGCCCCAGGCCACCCCCATAGCCATAAGTGCCTCCAGGGAAGCCGGTGTGCCAGCCCCCATAATAGCCATAGCCACCCCCGAACAGTAGCAGCACGATCAGGATGAGGATGATCAGGTTCATGATGCTCACCCACGAATGACAGGCCCAAACACTTGCCAGCCAAGCAACCCAAACAGGATAAATTCGATCACACCACCACCAGCATAGTGGCTGAGATTGGTGCCCATGCCGCCAAAATTGACCCCGAGCCAGACCAGCACACAGATCACCCAGATGACCCAGAAAAGTAATCCTCGTGTCATGGCTCAATCTCCCAGTGTCTTGATGCGTGCGATGTAACCACTCAAGAACTGCACATACTCCCCTTGACGACGTGGGATGATCTCGGGTGGCTTGTTCCACATCAGTATGGCCTCGGCACATCCCAAAACATCATTATTGTTGAAGCGCGCCGCAAAGGTTGAGTCACGGAATGCCCCTTGCCCAATGTTGAAGCAGATAGAGGTGAAGGCATCAAACTGGAATTGCGTCATTGGCTGGGTGATGATTTCGTTCACTACCGCTTCAAACTCATCCAAGTCGGCATCCAGTATCTCAGCAGCTTGCACCTCGGTAATCACCAACCCTGGGGTGACTTCAGGTGGGCCTGCGGCAGAAGTGTGCCCCACACCAATGGTCCATACGCCCACACTGTCCTGGTAGGCTTCACAACGTATGCCTTCACGCTCGATCAGCACATCAATACCAGCGTCAGAGATTTCCATGTCTGGAATGATCATTTCAAATCTCAAAATGTGGTCCATCAAAGAAGTTCTTGAAGTCACCACCCCAGGTGATGGCGATGCTGAGCTTCTTGGCTGCTGTCTTCATATGGCGCGCCATGGTGTGGAAGCTGGCCTTGTTGTTCCAGTCTAGCGGAATTGGGGTGGCATCAAAAGCCAGACTAGGTTTGTGGTTGTGCTTGGAGTTGGGCCACTTCACCTTGCTCTTCTTGCCAGCAAAAGCTTTGTCCTGCGCCGCCTTGCCACGGTGCCCACAGATCACCTGGAAGTTATAATGCTTGATGGCTTCCTTAGCCACCTTCTGCAAGTCTGGGTGGCACTGAGCCAGATGGTCGAGCGAACGCTGACTGAAGTGGGGCATTTAGTTCCTCTTGGTGAGCACGACCATACCGGCTATCATGGTGATCAGCCCCAATATGGAGGAGACGGCTTCATCCATGTCAGGCTGCAGAATGTTGGCCCCTTCATAGTTGGCCGCGTTCAAGGCGGTGATGATGAGAGGCGTGCCGATCATCACAATCTTGGCAATCAGCTTCATGTCGAGGTCTTCTCGGCTGCAGGCAAACAGCGTTCCAGAATGAACTTGCTCAACAGATGGTCACGCTTGCGGCCCTCAGTTACCCCGAAATAGAGAAAGGCCATCACTAAAAACTGCATCACCACCAGTGCCAATAGCAGTGGCTGATTGCGCAGGCTCTCCACTACTGAGGTGGCAATGGCAGCGCCTTGTGCCTTTTGCTCTTCGTTGGTCATTTGTGCGGCACAGCTTTCTTCTTCGCCAAGTGGCCAGCCATCGCCGGGTTGAATTGCTCTTGCAGTCCAGCAAACCTTTTCTCAACAGCCCTGGATACTGAGCGCGGGCGTGCACGTGGTGGTTGGATCACACCACCTGCTTCGACAAAGTCAGCAAGAGCCTTTTCAGTCTCCTCATCCCAGCCACCGTTGATGTGAAACTTACGCTCACCGCTGGTGGTAATCACAAAGGTATGCTCGGCGTCGATGACTTGGGCTTCTTGAATCTCAACCATCTAGGGTGCTCCTGCTTCCAATGTAGCAACACGGGCGCGCAAGGCTTTCAATTCAGCAACCAGATAGGGAATGAGCTTCACCGGGTCAACACCCCATGAGATAAAGCCTTCATCACCTTGATATTTGCGCGGATCAAGATCGCCAACATAGACAGCTTCAGGAACAGCATGCACTAGATCTTGCGCGATGAAGCCCACACCAGGAAGGCTGTCAGGGGTGGTGGTCCATTCAAAGGCAACAGGCTCGATGGCATCAATAGTTGCGCCAATGTCAAGCTCACCAGCAAGTGGACGCACATTTTCCTTCAATCGGATATCAGAACCATTGGCAAAGTAGACTGTGGCACTGTCGGTATAGACGTAGCCGATCAAGCTGCTCACACCCCATTCCCAGCCGTGAAAATAAGTGTTAGTTGAGTCAGTGCGGTCGTAAGAAGCACCGCCCGCTGTGCTGGTGCCCCAAAATCCTGCTCCCCAGATCAAGCTCGGCGTCGCACCAAAGCTGTTGGGTGTCGCATACAATTGCCCCACATAATAGCTCGACCTAAGTGCAACGTTGTAGAGCTCAAGTGTCCCAGCAGGGTAGGTCATCCCGCCAGCAGAGTAGATCTGCACGCCAGCCTGGAGCGAAGTAAAGGCATAATTGGTCAATTGAGCATGGAATGCGCCACCACCATTGAAGGTCGCATAGCCAGTAGTCGTCAATGTGCCACTAACGCCCGCATTGCCTGTGACATTCAAAGTGGTGGCAGCAGTTACTGCTCCATTAACAGTCAACGCCCCCGTCACTGTGCCTCCAGCCAAAGGCAGCACTCTGCCCCAGGTTGCATTGACCCGCCCATAAGAGAAAGTGTCGCTAGGCGCATCAGTACCAATGGCGCCGCCTCCAGCAACCGGGTTCCATTCTGCCGCGTTCCATGGCCCAGGCGCCACAGGCCCCTTTGCAGTGTAGAGCTCGCCTTGGTAATTCACAGCGTTGTTGAGCACATAACTGGCTGCGGGGTTGAACATCCCCACACCAATGAGGTCAATGGGCGCGCCACCTTGCATCACCCCGAATTGCCGGTCGGCAAAGTTGACATAAGGCTCACCGTCCAGCCGGGTGTTGGGTGGCCGATTGCCAGGGGTGGTGGAGCGTAACAGCTGAAGATTATTAGGCATCAGAAGGTCCCCATGTCAAGAGATTGGCTCCAGGCCCCATTGAGTCGTCCATAGAAGGTGCCGTTGCTTGGCGCATCGCCCCCAATTGTGGCCACCCAAGCAGCTGTGGCTCCATCACGCCCATAGACATTGCCATCGGTTGGCGCCTCCTGCCAGGGCAGCATCAACACCCCGTTGAGGTAATAGTTCACCGCATTGATGGTGCCTACCCCGGTGTTGCCCGCAGCAGGGGTGCCCACCACCACACCGCCCCCATAGGACAGAAAGTCACCTTGGTTACGCCACTGCGACGAAGTGGGCAGCGGCCCGCCAATAGGCTGGAAAGGTGAAACGCCCGTCATGGCGTTGGCCACATCACAGCGGTGAATTGATGGTTGGCCGAGGCCGAGGCCACACTCACTGTGGTGGTGGTGTTGGCGATGATGGCGTAGCTCTGCCCCGGCTCCAGCGCGATGGTGGTGCCATTGGCCACAGTGCCCGCCGCGCTCACCTGGTCAACATAGAGCGGCTCCGCAGCGGCTAAACCTTGGTCGGCAGCAGCCACCGGGTTGACAATGTAGCCACCTGCCTGATTGGGGCTGATAGCATCAGCTGCTTGTCCAGCGGTGCCGGGTGTTTGGCTGATTAGGCCAGCAACAGGAGTTGCCATTGTAAGTTCTCCTTATGGAGGATCGGTCCAACCTGGTGAGGTCACGATACCTGGCGCGGTGCCAGGGAAGATATTCTTGTTGTTGTTCTCAAAGATGATGCCCGCACCAGACGAGACATTGTAGCGCGGCCCGGTAGGCACTGTGCCAGTGAAGCTGGTCACCCCGTCATAAATGCCAATGGTGCCGCCACCGTAAGCAAAGGCTGTGCCATTAGTGAAGGTGACAGTGCCCGTCAAGTTGAACACACAAGGCACGGTGCTGAAGGCATCCTGGTAGCCAATGCTGATGGTGCCCACAGCCACCCCAAACATGCAACCTGCTTGTTGCGAGCTAGCAGCATACTGGTTGGTGCCTGAGAGGCTAAGTACGCCGCCACTACTGGCCATTGGCTCCCAACCACCAGCGATCACTCCGCTAGTATAATTGCAATTCTTACATTGTAGGTTACCGCTGCCCCAAGTGCCAACATTCTCGTAGTAACTCTGGAAGCTGAAACCCTCCACAGTAATGTTGGCCTGACCACCAGCCCCGACACAGCTACCATTCATTGAGCCTGGTGGCGGTGTCAGCGAGGTGGCGTTGATGACAACATTCCCAGGATTAGCAGAATTACCGAGAATATACCAAGCGGCGATATAACTTTCTGTATCACCAAAGCCACCATTGTAGAAGCCATCAGCAACCCTGACTGTGATTGTGCCCTGCGAGATGTAACGGCTCTTGATGGCATTCATCGCCCCATAGACAGTGAGGAAGGCGGACTGTGGAGTGTTAGCAAAGCCACTATTGCTGTCATTGCCATCAGTTCGCACATAGAACACTGATTGTGGCGGTGTGGAGGGAATTGGTGAGATGCCTACTGCGGTGAAGGCTGTGCCATTGTAGATGAAGGCATACTCCTCACCATTCGTCAAGTTGCCACCCACCATCGGTGAACCATCAGTGCGTGTGGCTGGCACGCTGGCCAAGCCGTTGAACTGGCAATTCACTGGGCCTGTGTTGGTGTTGGCCACCTTGATATTGAACTGCATGCCCACCGCATAGTTGGAAGGCACAGGGTTGGTGTTGGCCACAATCAGGTTGGGCGTCACTGAGGTGTCAGTGCCCGCATAGATCAGACTGGTATCAGCAGGTCCAGTGCCGGCCTGCACAAAGGCTTCCAGGGTGCCAGCCGTCACCAGGTTGGCAAATATGTCCCCCGCATTCCAGGCTTGCGCGCTAGTGCCTTCCTGCGCCCGCACAATGGTACAAACGTCCGCATTGCGACGCGTCACATGCACAATCTCGCTCACCGTCTTGGTGGCCTGATCATAGAAGGTGGCCACAAAGTAGTCGGCCCCAGTGGGGTTGGGAAATTCTGCCCCTGTGCCCGCTGCCAGTGTCACCACAGTGTCAGTCGCGGTGATACTGCCGGCCACTGTGGTCGAGGCATTATTTGACCAAAGAATTGTCATCTGTGGGTCCTCAGCCTATGGCAACCTTGAAGGTGAATTGATAGGGCATCTCTAACACCCCTGACTCCAACGCCTCCTTGAATATCTGCATATAAGGCAATGCTTGATAAGTTTCATAGGTGGTTTCCAGATCATCCAGCGGAATAGGCACATAAGGCTCACCCGCATCATCAAAGGGTGCCCCAAAGCCATTGGGACCAAAGGAATTCAGCATCGCCCCGCCTGTCACTGTACGATGCCCCATCACCAACCGGATGGTGGCGTTGCGTGTGGCCCCGATGGACACTGAGATCTGCTCCGTGTCAGCAATGGAGCTATCACCAGTGTAAGGCGGCACCGCGTTGGGGGCAGTACCATTGACCCCATAGAGAAAGCGCCAGACCCGCCGCTTCAGCCAACGCACCCCGAAGTACTTGCCATCACCCTTGTAGAAGTGCCAGGTCAAACAGCGACGATAGGTGTCATCATCAGTGACGACCACGTCCCCTTGCAACAACTGCTTGAGCTCATTGAGCGGCACTGGTATGGCCGAAGGTGCCCAAGGGTTTGGTCCCCAAGTGTTGAGTGGGCCCAACTGTTGATACTTGCCTGAGGAGAGCGCAGGACGCGGATAGCCATAGACGCCTTGCCCCACCCAGTCCAGCAACTTACCAGCCACGAGTGGCCCAGTGTAGATCGGCAGGTTGAGCGCATTAAAGGTGTCGACATAATCCTGTTGCGCCTGAGTCTGTCCCTCTACCCAACCTTGCAGATCATCGTCATCGGTGTACTCCTGGTAGAGATAACCACCAATGGTGTTGATCAGCCCAGTGACGGTTGTTGGTGGAAACACTGTCTTGCCAGTGGGCCCTGTGTAGTCCGGGTTGCCTGGTACCGGCAGCGGTGGATCTGGCGTGTAGCTGGAGGCGAAAAAGGCTGAGAAATGGTGACCGTTGCTGGGGGCACTGACATTGACTACAGGCACTCCTGGTGGTATCAAAAAGCGTTCCCCTGGCGCAAGGCTCTCTGTTCCCGGCACGCTAGTGCTGGCTAGCCCACCAATAATGTTGATGAACAGCGGCTCAGAGATGCTCAGCCCTTGATCGTGCGGCCGAGCAGGATTGTAGATCATGCCACCCAGCAGGGTGGGCGCAGGCGGCACAATCTGTTGCGAATCAATGCCCGCAATAGAAGTCAGCGGCGCATACAGGGTGATTGGTGCGGCGGCAAATTGAGCTACGGTCATCCCTGCTGCACACTCACTTGAGTTGAGTCCGTATAGAAGTAGCTGTAAGGGTCTCCATAGATCACCTGGGTGCCTGGATCAGGCAATGTGCCCACCCCATTGATGGAGAACACCCATTGAATGTCAATGATGCGCTCACCCGGCAGAATGTTCTTGACCGCATCCAGGAACAATGAGTCCAACACATTGAGGTTGATGGGCGCAATACCTGCCGGCAGCGAGTTGATGTAGTCGATGATGGCAGGCTGTGCTGCCTGCGCCATAGCGTTGGGACTGACATAGCTGCTGATGTCAGTCTCCCAATACACCACAATGCTAACATACTCCTGCGGCGGTGTAACAAAGTTGATGAGGTAGCTGTCTGGATAGTCGGTGACCACTATGGCGTTGTTGATTGGGTTAGGAGTGATCACTCCACCATATTGATAAGTGCCCCACATGGTGCCATCAAGCGGAATGGTAAAGGTCTTAGGGCCAAGAACAGTGATCTGCAGCGGTGTGTCATTGACAAAGGGTATGCCCACCACCCCGCTGATCTCAATGACATCCCCGTCCTGCAAGTTGTGGTTGTTGGCTGTGGTCACCATGATGGGATCATCATTGTTAATGCCAGCCACCAGTATGTCCGCACCACTCAGCCCTTGGGTATAGAAGTCACTTTGCCAAATGGCATAGGCCACCTGATAAGGATCACCACCCCCAACCAGCACCACAAAATTGTCGCCTTCAGGCTGCACTGCTACCAAGCGGCTTTGCACCCCTGGCACATTGCCAACCAGCGTCTTGAGATAGCGCCCCATGCCTGTGGAGGCTGCCAGCCCTGCAGTAAAGGCCCGCTCACGGAAGGTGGCAATGGACTCACCTGCCGTTGATGGCACCCCGGCCACCGGATTAGTCACTGTTAAGGTGATACCGCTGGGCACCGAGGTCAGCAGCTGCGTCACCGTGCCTGGCGGGATTGCCCAGGCTCCACTGGTGGTGGCGACTGCATACATCGGTAAGGTTTGTCCATCCGCACCGCATATACCCCCATCCTGGCAGATATACTGATAGACGCTGTCTCCCACAGTGAAGCCTTGCGCAATGGAGTATCCAGGAGGGCCATTGAATACCACATAAACTGACGTGTTTGTAATTGGCTGCGGGTCAACGCCATAAAGGGTCCCCAGTTGATTGAGCAGAAAGGCATTGGCACCGAATGGTGTGATGGAGTTGACCAGATCAACCAGGAATGAATCTGACACCACCAGTGCATAGACATCAGTGGAGGCAATGTCCTCAACAAGTGTGCTGGGCAGATTGGAAGTATAATCAGGCACAATGGCTGCTACCATAGCCACCAAGCGCGCCCGCAAGTCGGCTGGCGAAGCTGGCTGTAAGCCTTGCTGAGTCATCACTAAGGGCAGAATGGCCATTAGGTGGGTTGCTCCGGTGGATAATCCGGCTTCAACTGGAAGCCAATGCGTGCCCCATAGTTGGTGAGCACACTAATTTGATAGTTGGGCGAAGGATTGCCTGAGTCATCAATGGCGTCCGGCAATCTCATCAGCAACACCGAGGCAAAGCGCGGCGCGAACTGTTGTTGGATGCGGTTCATGTAATAGTCAGGCGCCACCTGCGTCACCACACTCTCATGCGCCGGGATGCCCCAATCACCCCAGAACGGACTTTCCCCAAGGTTCAGCTTGCACACTTGTGCCAACCAGGTCAGACAGACACTGTCGTTGAAGCCATTGATGTCTGTGGTCACCATCTGCCAAGTTTTCTTGCCAGTGAGCACATCGCGAGTGCGGCCCCAAACTCTCATCCTATGCGCGCCTTCACATTGACAGAAGGTCCAGCGAGTGTCACCACTGGTGAATAGCTACCAGTCTTGCCATCACCACCGAGGAATATCCAGTGCTTGCCATCAACTGGCACAATCACTGATATGCGATTGTTCTGAGTGTCCACGATGATCTGATGGGTCTTGTCCTTAGAAGTGATCATCACTCCATTGGGCCCACCAGTGACTGTATATTGGTCGTAGTCACGGCTTTCGGTGTCGGTGTGCGAAATTGGCTGGAAGGAAAGTGGTGTCAGGTTGCCGCGTGGATAGTAGTCAGTGGCACCGCCCGCATTGCCCGAGACCCCACTCATTGAGTAGTTGGAGGGCACCGCGTAACCCTTGTCACCAACCTGGGTCGGGTCACGTGCATAAGGCGACATTGACTGCGGTATCTTCACTGTGGGTGGTGTGAATGTGTTGTCGTGGGTTTCAAAGGCCACCGTCACAAAGTCCTTGTCCACAGCAGTCACATGACAAGGAATGGGCTTAGAAATACGCTGCAACTGGTCGTTGATCTTCTTGTCCACCCAGACATCAATGTTGCGCTGGAAGGGATTTTTATGGCTGTCATAGCGGCCCATCAGTAATGCCTCACACTGCGTTGGCGCAGGCTCATTGTCTGAATGGGCACATTGCCCGCGCCCGCGCCCGCACCCAACCAGCTGAGGGGTTGTTGACCTTGCGGGTTTTGTGCCTGGTTGGCTTGGTCGGCCGTTTGCGCCGCCTGCTGCTGGTCTGTGTTGGAGGATTGCACCTGCGCATTGTAGATGGTGCACCAGGCATTGCCATCAGGATTTCTGAAGTCACCGATGTGTAACACCTTGTTGACATTGAAGGTGCCCTGGAAGGACAAGTTGGTCTTCTGGTCAACTGCCTGGGCATTGGGAATGATTGATTCAGCTGTGGTGGTCATCATTGTGGGTGGCAGAGTGATGTTCTGGCCAGTGTGGATGTCGCTGCGCTTCACTGTCTTGATCTGCACTGTCACTGAATCAATCCAGGTTGGCTGACCAATCAGATCCTGAGCCGCGATGGTGGTGCCCCCGCTACCACTCTGCTGCTGGGTGCCATCCCAGACATCAATGGAGGTGCCATGAGTGGTGATGTGCACCCCGCTGTAGCCATTAGTGCCCAGTATGGAGTGCGACAGCTGCTTGATGTAGGCAGCGAATTGAGGCAGGCTTTGATACATGCCTGCATCCTGATAGGGCAGCTTGAGATTGGGCGAGATGTTGATGTTGAGCTGCGCCTGCGGAAACATGGTCGACAATGTGTTCTTGATTGATGTCGACAGCGGCATGTTGGGCTGCAGATTGTGGATCACATTGAGGGGCTGAGGGATGTTGCCACCACCACCAAAGGCTTCTGCAAGTCCACCACCAATGGTGGCTTCGGCCGTAGAAAAGTCCCAACCAAGCGCCGAGGAAATGCCACTGTCAAAAGGCATTACGTCAATCGAGCGCGCCCCTATGGAGCGGAAGCGCGGCAAACCGCTCTCAGCAAAGCTCAGTGCTGAGGGTAGCGCTCCCGCATCATCACGTGTGGTGCGCGCATCCAAGGTCTGCGCTGGCGTCAAGCTGCCTGCCTCATCCTTGCCACCTTGAAAGCCTCCACCTGTGATCACCATGCCCAACGACATCTCAGTGCCGATCCAGTTGCCCCAGCATTGTGATATCTGACCTTGGATCAGCAACCCGGCTTGCGGTGCCTGCGCGGTGGCCAGTGGCAGCCCTGGCTTCATGCCGCCATAAATAGCAATAGCAACACCACTGAGATTGGCCGATTGCTTGATCTGCTCAAACGGAATGCCGTGGATAGTGAGAGTGCAATTGGCCCCTGGCTGCCAATAGTCAACCTCCTCCAGTGACCACTCAATCTCCAACGCCCCTGGGTCATTTTGACCATTCACCCAGCTGTCCCAGATGGCACCCGAGACTGAGGCTCCTGGCATAGGGGTGAAGGGTGGTGGTGCACCTTTTAGCACAATGGCATACCACCTCATGGATCAACCTCAAAGCAGCCATTGCGGAAGCATAGTGTGCTAGTGGTGAACAATCCTGCCACCATATTCAGTATGCGATGGACTGAGCCCATCACCACCACTTGCCCAGGGTCTGCTGCTGATGGGAAGCTGAAGTTGGAATTATCAATGGTGAGGCAGCGTTGCTTACCATTGTAGGTTCCTGGCTGGAAATTGCTGAGTGTATAATCAACCATCTGCCCCGGCTTGCGCGGCAACCCAGGGACACTCTTGGTCATTGTCACTACACCCCGCAACGCATCATAGCTGATAGCATTGATGGCTTCCCCAACAGGTGAACCGAACAGTGGCACAGTGGTGACCCAGGTGCCATCCACAGCATAAACATTGACGTAGTAACGCTGTGCCGAGACATTCCAGGTCATCACCAGTTGGTAGGGTTGCCCATCAAGAGTGACAGCAATCTTAGGTGTCGCAAAGTTAGAAGGTATGAAAGGGATGATGGTCGCCATCAAACTGACCCAACACCAAAGCCAGGATTACTTCCAGTGGTCGGCGTAACAGCAATTGCTGCCCCTGATGATTGTTGCGCACCAGCGAGGGTTGGCGCTGAGGGCATCTGGTTGGTCTGAGCTCCACTCCCTGGCATCACTCCCGAAAGGTTGCCTGAGGTCGGCAGTCCATTGGTGATCTTGCTCATCAACAGGTTCTGGTTGGCTTGCACATCAGCCAACGACACCAGTGGTTTCTCAAAGTCAAAGCGCCAGGCATTCTGCGGCATATTGGTGGATGTAGCGCGCGAAGTGTCAGTGAGCCCCAGCATCACCAGGTTGTCGTACTGGAAGGCCGGAGTAGCTACAGTGTAGGTGCCGCCCGCATTGTTGTGCTGGTCAAGAGTGGCCTTGAGTGACGTAAACACTGCCAGCTTTAAGGCCCAGGCATTGGGCCCTCGCATTGGCGCATCCATGATCACCGCAATGTTGAGCGGCTCCCGGATGACCGCATTGGCAGCCACCACCTGATTGGCCATTGGATACTTGCCGATTGACTGAGCGATCAGGTTGCCGCCCGCCAGCACATTGAAGGAGCCAAAGGCATCGTCAAGATCATCAATGTCGAAAGGCAACTGCAGCGCCGAGCCTCCATTGGTAAGTGAAAGCATTGGCAACATCCCCCCAGGGATAGCGCTGGTGATACCGCCGCCCGTCAGGATGATTGGGCATACCTGGAAGGAAAGCTGGATCTGGGTATTTGAAGCGGGCATCTAAGCCACTCCCACCCCGCCCGCCAAACTGGCGCCTGTGGCATAGACGTTGGCCCCTGGTACATTGCGCAGCGTGAGCGAGGCCTGCCGCGTAGAGCCTTGCCATTGGCTGGTGCCTGCTGAAGCTTGTTTACCGTTGGCTGCTGGCGAGCTCGCTGTGTCATCCTTGGTGCGCTGTTCAGTCACACTTGGGGGTGCGGCCTTCTGCACTGCCGCCTTGGCATCTGGTTGCACATAAGGCCCGATATGGGGTGTGTCGTAAGGTCCATATGGCCCTTGCTTAATGATGCCTTTGCCATAGACATTGCCCCCAATGTCAGGCGCATCGGGATGATGCTGACGCCATGGCCCGTGGTACCAGTCAGCACGGTACTCCATCGCGCCCTTGGTGATGTCAGAGACGCCACCCGAGGCAATGGCACGAATGCGCTTGCGGATCATCTCAGCTTCAGCAGTGGTGGCCTTGCGGTGACCGGCATATTGTCCGCGCGCCATTGCCACTTCTTGAAGATTGCCGCTGGGACCATAGCCTCTTGAACCAACGCGGTTCATCATGTTGTCAATCACCGCGTCTACCGAGGCTGGATCCTTGGTACGTGCCTCACCCGCAACAGTGTTGACCACATCATCAGAAAGGTCAGCATCGCTCAACTTGTAGACAGGACGATAGGTGCCTGCTTGTGTTGGTTCTACAGGCTGAGTGCCAACACCTGTATAGCCTCCACCAGCGCCGCCGCCGCGCGCCCGAATGCCAGCTGGAGCACCGCGTGTGTAGCTGGGGTTGCGGAAGCTGCCAGCACGCGTGTCCTGCCAGGTTCCCCCGCCGCCTTGACCACCACCAGCAATCCAATTCTGACGCGAAGCATCAGACTGTGAACCTGTTTGAGAGCCTATTTGCCACTGACCCGCGAAACGACTGAGGATCCAACCCATCATATCGACAATAGGCTTCAACTTCTGGCCAAATTGGATCAAGGTATCAAAGAAGCCTTTCAGTTTTTCATAATCGTCCTTCAAGTCAGCCAGAAAATTCTTGAAGTCATCCTTGAACTCAGGGCTCTTCAGGTAGGTGTCAAGGCTTCCCAGCGCGGTGTGTAAGCTAGCCAACATCTCGCTGACCAACGGGCTGTTGGCAAAGTCCTTGATGATTTTCACCAGGTCGTCGGAAAGCTGACCTAAGACAGGCCCCAGATCAGCCAACTTCTCACCAATGATGTTCTTGATGGTAGTGCCTGCGGCCGAGAATTGCACTGCCAAGTCAGACAGGCCCTTCTGCGCCTTCTCGGTGATGTCAAAATCCTTGGCGTGCTGCTCAACCTTCTTACGGATATCTTCCACTTCACCCTTGCGCGCCGCCTTAACATCAGAGAGAATGTCCTCCTCACCCATCAGGTTGGTGATGCCCATTGCGCGTGCCTGACTGATCTCCTGCCCTGGCTTCAGTCGCTGCGGCAAACGCTCCATAACCTCCAGCGCTATCTCAGTTGGGTCCTTAGTCATCACCTCTTCACGGCTGATGCCCAACCCGCCCAGCGCCCGCAACCGGGTTGGATCACCTTGCGCCGCCAATGCGATGTTCTGCAACAGTCCAGTGGGATTGGAGATGGCGCTGACAGCATAGTTCTGGAAGGCACCCGTCATGCCAAAGTTGCCACCAATGCCCATCACCTGGCGGCGTCGCTCCATGATGTTGCGCGACAACCTGTCGAGACCGAACAAGCCGCCACCAAGACCGATCAGTGCCGTCAACGCACCCATGATGGTAGAGATCTTGATCATGTGGGTCGCAGCTTCGGCCAAGTTCTTGGCGATGTTCTTGCTGTCAGTTGCCAAGCCCTTGAAGGCAGCAGACACACCACGTGACTGCTTGCCCATCTTATCGATGGCACTAGAGGTCTGTGTCCAGTAATTACTAGTCTGCTTCAGCTGTTCGCTGTATTGCTGCACCAGTTTCTGAAAGCGCAGAAACTCGTCAGTGTTGACTTCAACGTCCAGGATGGCTTTGTCGGCCATGTTAGAATGATACTCCTGCCATGCTACTTGTGTCCCAGGTTACATCCTGATCGCTCTTGTTGATCACCTTCAGCTTCTTGGGATTGATGGCTCCTTGACCCAACTCCTCATCTGGCAGCGCCCCTGCCTCATCGCGCTCCTTGCGCGGCTTGCTCAGTGCTAAACTTTCACCAAGTGGCCGATCACCAAAGGCCTGCGCCGCCTTTTCACGGGCAGCTGGATCGACGCCCCACCATTTGGCAGCGTCGTCCAACTCCTTACCGCGCGGCAGTGGCTTGTCCCCAAAATCCTTGGCCGCCTTGTCACGACTAGCTTTATCAACACCCCACCACTTTGCGGCATCATCAAGCTCCTTGCCTGGGAATGTCTTGTCGCCAAAGTCGCGCGCTATCTTCTCGCGACCTTTCTTATCCACACCCCACCATTTGGCTGCATCGTCCAGTTCCTTGCCGGTGGGCAATGGCTTGTCGCCCATCTCACGGCGGATCTTCTCACGGCTTGCTGGGTCTGTCAATTCCTTCTCAATAGTGGAAACAGGTGCTTGCAAAAATGCTGCTATCTTGTCCAGACGCTCCCAGAGCCACTTAAAGATCTGGTAGAGTGCATCAACATCCTTCAGCCAACTCTTGACTGTGGTGGTGTATTCAGCCAAGGTCGCAGCTGTCTTGTTGATCCACTTTCTGACATCACCATTTTCCAACTCACCAACAAACCACTCCAGCCACTTCTTGAACTTCTTGATCAGATCATCAATGAAAGGACTGTGGGTGGCAAAATCCTTGACCAATTTTAGAATTGTCTGGCTGAGTTGGTTCACATCATCAGTGATGCCTGTCTCTCCAAGCCTGTTGGCGATCACTGCCTCAGCGGTGCCCCAGAAACTGTGAATGGCGAGCGCGAACTCAATCAGCCCCTTCTGCGCCTTCTCGGTGACACGCATATCAGCCTTGTGGGCCTCATAAGCCTTAGCATGCTCCTCAAGTTCCTGCTGCGAGACCCGGCGCAACCTGATCAACTCTTCTGGGGAGAACAGTGCGGTAAGCCCGTAGGTCTCAGCTAGCTTCATCCAATTGCCAGCTGGCAGGGTCTTCAGGAAGGCTGCTGTAGCTGCCACCACTGCCACTGCTGTGGTCGCGGCATCAGGCCCCTTCTTGATGCCCAATGCGCGCAACGCAATAGCCTGTTTACTGCCCCAATCGGCCATACCAGTGGCGATGTTCCTCACTAGGTCTTGGGGATCATTCAGCAACCCTTGATATTCAGTGCCGAAGGCCCGCAAGCCGCCCAAGGTGGCTCCAGTGGCCATCACTGTGCGGTGATCGTCCATCATCTTGTCGCCCAACTCGACCATCTTGTCGAATATCCAACGACCCAGCGCCACCATGACACTGCCTGCCAACAGCGCGGTAGACAATCCCAAGGTGATTGGTGCTGCCAGCCCGCTGGCGAACATACGTGCCAATGGGCCCAACTCTGATGTCATGCGCACTGCCAACGCACTCATTCTTCTGGCCAGTACCATGGTCAAATTGTGCATGCGCTTGAAGGGTATTGCTGCCATCACCGTTTGGGATTGGGCCTTCTCAGCGCGCCGCCACTCCAGCATAAACTCACGCGCTGTCTTGGTGGCCTTGTCGAGCTCAGTCATGTCCTGCATCAGCCGCCGCATTTGGGCGCTGAGGTCTGGAACCTCGATGCGTTGGGTTGCTACGACTTCCATAGTGCGATCATGTAGCGTTGTTGCCATTGCAGCCGCGTCGAATGCGGCCAGGAGATCTCAAACTGATCAAAGAACTCAGCGAAGCCTTCTTCCATCAGCCAAGTCAGGCAGCTTTGAATGATGGTTTCTCCTCCGAATTCGGCTTCTCGCCAGTAGTCTCTACCGGCATCGATATCGGTAAGGAGCGCTGATATTCCGTAACATTGGACGATGTAGTTTGCGCGCCCCAGAGTGTGCGCATCCCGTCCATCACCGTTATGAACTGCTCCCTGGGATGCATCCACGAGGCGCAGGTAAAATATACCAATGAGTTTTCCACCTCCGCCACCTGGTCTTCGTCCAGCCAGCCACGTTTAATGGCCTCACCGTAAGGCAAGGTCTCCCAACCGCGCTCTGAAGGGACGATGACATTGGTAAGCCGCTTGATCTCTTGGAGCAGCGAATTCTGCACGCCTTCCCAGATGCCCATCTCCTTGGCCTCATCACGCAGGGCCAGGGCGGCCACACGTGGCCCCATCACCGGGCCAAGCTTGTTCATATAGGTGGCACTCAGGGTGCGCGAGATCACCAACCAGTTGTCTTCAAACACACTGCGGCTGATTGGAACAGAATGCACATGAACACGCCCCTTCTCACCCTCAATGGAGAGTACTAGGTTGAGGCGTCGATTGATCTTGACTTCGGCCATTATATTCTCCCTTCATCGTAGTAAGCCTTAAGTCCCGAAGAAGCCTGTGTTGACGTTGTAGTAGCCGCGCGCCGTCACCACCATCGCAGCTTCCATGCCCGCCATGGCCATCTCCCGCACACTCTCCAAGGCCACATTGTTGATGATGAATGGATTGAGCGCGTCAGTGTCCGGAAATATGGTCACCAGCCCCACCAGCGTGGTGTTCTCGATCTGCTCCTTGTAAACTTCTGCCAAGGTTGAGGAACGCACGATGCTCATGGTGATGCTGGCCGAGAGATAAGGCGCTGGCGAGCTCACCAGGCTGACCATCGCTGGCAGCAGGTCTGTGGCATTGCCCTCAAGTGCCAGCCTGATGCCCTCAGTGGTCAGGTAGCCGCTGGTCATATTGAGCTGTGGAAAATCCTGATAGGTGACTGAGGCCCGGAGCCTATTCAGCACACCGGGAGGGGTGAATTGGTAGGCCATGGGCTAGCTCCCTTTTAGATCGACACGAGGTCTGTGGCGACGATGTTGACCAGAATGTGAATGAAGCCGCGCGCCGGGATGAACAAGGCGCTCAGACCATCGTATTCACCAATCTTGTAGTCACCCGGATTGGCAAGGGTGTAATTGAGGAATGGCACCGCGTTGACATCGCACTGGCCAGCAAAAGTGCCCGCATTGATGGCTTCCGACAGCGCCGGACCATCATACTGCGTCATGGTGATCTTGCCCAACACCATGCCAAAGGTCTGTGCGTCCTGCATGGTGCCATACAGCACTGTCTCCAGGTAGTTGATACCATCCTGGTTGTAGTAAAGCGGCGACAGCGGGTTGTTGGAGCCATTGATGATGGCATTGCTAAGGTCAAGATTGACTTGGATCTGCACCCAGTCAATGGTGTACCACCAGTTGAAGTAATCATGCCCATCAGCCGTCACCCCTTCATAGATCATGGTGAAGGCAATGCCACCTTCTGCCCCGGTAGAGATGTAATTGGTGAATGCGCCCTTAAAGCTCACCAGTAGTGGCCCATTGTTCTTGGTGGGATAAGGCGTCACCCCATAGACATACTTGAAGGCCATTGGGCAAATGCGGTTGGTGTTGCTGGGCCGGTAAGCCAGCGCCTGGTAGAACATCGCAGCCATCGAGAACTCGCCATCGGTGGCAGCAATATTGTCCTGGGTCGGATCAGTAAGGCTGGGAGCCTCCACAAACTGGATGACGTTCTTGTAGGTGGGGCCAAGGGTAGCCATGGTGGCTGGCGTCACTGTCAGCCAGAAATACTCCATGGCCTCGGGATTTTGATACTGCTTCAGCAGGTTCTCATAATCGGTCAGTGCGGCCGGATCGCTACCCACATGACGCGGCATCAAGAAGCCATAGATGGTTTTGGGATTTTGCTGCAGCCACTGTTCCAGCGCCGTAGCTTCATTGGCAGTGCTGTCCTGGTAGCCCAACTCCAGTATCCATGGGCCAGTCTGATTGCCCTGCGCAAAATAAGTGGTAGCCATCTGCTGCAATTCAATGGTGGTCTGCCACTGCACTGTGCCCACTGCGCTGGTGAGGCCCGGATTGGTGGTGAGCGGATAAGTGAAGGTATCGGCCGCAGTGATAGTGGCCTGCACCAAGCCATTGTAGGCCGCAGGCGTAAAGCCACTGAGCACCAATGGCACCACATCGCCAACTGACACATTGGGGATTTGGAAGGTGGTCGTCACTGTGACCACCCCCGCTGCCCAGATAGCATTGTTGACGGCAATTGGATCTGGCAGCCACTGGTCAATGTCCGAAAGTTGCGTCAGCAATTCGGTGTCATTGGGCACCATTGTGGTAGCACCAAAAGAGACCAAGGCTCCGGTGCGCTGATAGGTGTTGGGGGTAGGGGCTTCGATGATCGAGACGTTGACCGTAACGATCGCGTTAGGGTCAGTGCTGAACTGAGTTTGGATCGTCATTTTCAAGCCTCGCAAACAGAGGTGATGGTGGGGTTACTTTTTCCTCGGATGATTATTCTTAGCTGCTTCGTCAATGTGCTCCTTGGCCTCACTAGCTTGCTCCTCAGCTTCACCCGCGTGTCGCTGGGCTCTTTCAGCGTGAGACTTTGCCTGTTCAAGCTGGTTCCTGCGGGAATCATGCCCCCGCCTAGCAGCAGGGTGAGCAGGACGATAGTCTTCTTCCTCGTGCTCCACCTTCTCACGCTCCACAATTGTCCCAGGCTTGGCATCCGCAGCAGCTTGGATATCAACAGCCGATTGAATGGTCGGGGTGGCCCACATTGCTTTGTTGGGCATCGCGTTAGCAGCCAGCGTGGTAGCCACTGTCACCCCACCCGGCTTTTGTGCGGGCTGGAGGATTGGGAAGCCCGCGCGCCAAGCCGCATTCACTGTGTTCTGAGGCATTTGACTCTCCTTATTGTCTTAGCCACTGCTCGGTGAACTGCACCTTGGCACCTTCAATGAACTGCCGCGCGATGTCACGGCTCACCGATTGCAGGTAGTTGACTTCAAACTCAATGTGCTTGCGCTGTGCCAATATCTTCATTTCTGGCTGCGGGTGCTTCTCATCCTGGATGGCCCCAACGCTAGCGATGCCGATGGTCATCCAATCTGTTGAGTACTGCTCGACAAAATCCCTGAAGTCACTAGCCATAGCGTTGTCCGCACCATACATGGTGACGCGCACCTTCTCGCGGCACAATTGTGCGGCTTCCGAGTTGCGCCCAATCCAGGGGCGCTGCTCAAGTGCCAAAGTGTCATAGATGTGCACTGCGCCGAATGGCGGCTCAATATTGTCATCAACCAGGAAGCTGGGATACAGCATCAGTGGGCAGGTGAAGCCAGGATAGGGCGGCACATAGCCAGGCATGCTCAACCAGATTGGCAATGAGTTGCTGACCACTAAGGATGGTTTAAAGTCCGCCGGATCGTCGACAATCTGCGTCTGATTGGTGCTGAACAGCGCCTTGCCAACGTAATGATAGAGGTCAGCCTGCTCATAAAGGAAACCGCGTGAGGAGAACGCGAACCGCAAATCATTGTAGGTGGCGATATAAAGATGATTAGCACTAATTTGATTGAAAGCTTGAACTTCGCTGAGACTAGAGAAGATAACTGTGTTAGAATCAACGGTAGCATCTTCCCGTTGATCGACGGCACTATCATAATGGAGACTGCCCTGCACGTCCACATGCGTGGGAAGTTTGACTGAATCCACTTGCTTTTGTAATACAGCGGTAAACTGATGGCCACCCGTAAACGCATTGACCCAGGCTATGCTCCCTGCTGGCAACACGATGTCTTCACCCGGCTCCAACTCTATCGTAGTGCCACTGGTTTCGGGATAACATGGACCAGTGAAATCGACAAACAGACTTTCTTCCGCTACCAGGCCCTGATCTTGGGCGAGCAACGGGTTGGTAATGTGACCACCCACGATGTCGAGCGCCACCAAGCCTCCAGGCGTCACCTGAATGCATTCCCCATCATTCACTGTGGCTGTGGCCAAGGCTGGACAAGGCTGCAACCCAGGTGTAGTGATGGTGCCGGTCGGCACCCGTATCCAATACACCATGCCATCCAGCGGAAACACATAGCGCTGGTAAAGATCAAAGCCAATCAGCTGGTGAGCAGACAGTGTCTGCACACCCTGGGCCAGTGTCTGGCCCAATGGCGGCTTGATGCTGTTGCTAAAGGCGTTGGCCATTTATTTCTTGCGGCCCAACGAGGGACTGGAACAGGCCCCAGGTGACTTGGGCTTAGCTGGCATCGGCATCTTGGTGGCCTTGCCTTGCGGGCCACCTGTCTTGTTGACTGGACTGCATGGTTCCTTGGCCATCACTTCTTCTCCATCCAAGATACAAATGAAGCTTGGTATTGACCAGTGTCGATGAAGCTCGGACGACTGGCACGCTTGGCATAGGGCTTCTTGAAGCGGTGACTCACTCCGGCTTGTGCCGCCTTAGTAGGCACCCCCATGATCTTGCCATCGTAGGCGCGCTGTGACAGCATGTCCTTGAAGCGCCGCGCGATGCTGCTCATTGCCTGCTCATCCAACGCCACTACATAAGGCTGCCCAACCATGATGTTCTTGAGAGCGCCAGTGAATGACTTGTCCAATGAGCTGATGATGAAGCTCTTCTGCAATTCATAGAATTTGGCCATGATGCCGTAACGCTTTTCAAGTATCTCAGCAACATCGCCAGTGGTCCTGCCTGAGCCATAAGCCTTGCGTGCCTTGGCCATGGTGCCCTTCTTGGGCTTGCGCCCACCCGCGAATGGCGCAGTGTAGGCAATGTCGTGAACGCCGAGATGAAGTATCATGATATCCCCCAAACGGTTCCCCAGCTGTCCGCATAGGCCAAGTAGCGCTGGCCCCAGGGTGTCTGCTTCAACATCAGATCATCCATCAGCATTTTATTAACAAACTCAGGCACCTGTAAGCTTGTCGAAGTACCCTGGTCGCTGGCGCTGGTGGTGATGCCAATCGCAACAGTAGGCAAGCCGTACTGCTGGCGCAAGTCCGCCCAATAGGTGGGTGGATCCTGATTAGCCTCATCTGGAGCATACAACACCATCAGCGCCCCGCCATAGTTGTAGACTGCCAGGCTCCAAATGCTTATTGCACCTGGTGGGCCTGGCACGCTAGCAAACTCTGGCCAAAGCACCATGCTGTAGGCTTCATTGAAGCATTCCTCATAGGTCTGTTGGGTGATTGCTGTAAGCACCCCTTGTGGAATGCCCATCGCTGCTCCCACCCAGACCTGAAAGTCTGGTAGATTGGGGTAGTTAGGATGAGCCAGGATCATTCAGGCACGCCTACGGCCACGAATGAAAGGCAAGGTGCCATCAGCTGGTGCCTCTCTTGTCACATGGAAGCCATCAGCAACAGGGGCATGATCATCAATGTTATAGCCACCCCTGGGCTCCTGCTCCTCGATGCTCACTCGCAGGCCCTTGGGCAGTGTCTCACCAATTTCTTCCTCGATGCGCTGGTGGGCCGCCACTGCGGCCTCTTTGCGGATCTCCCTGCCCATTGCCTCCAACACTTCTTCATTGCGCTGCATGGCGCGCCGCAACCGCTCGGTGGTCAATGGCTTGCCGATTGAGAAGCAGATGCCATTAAATCTAAAGTCTTTTGAATTGTCCAACTCCTCGATTGACACCAGGCCATACTTGCGGTTCTGGTTCAGAATGAAGTCAATTTCCGGTGTGGTAAGATCAGTGTTGGTGCCGTTTGGAGCTATGGTGATCTGCCCACCAATAGGGATCGGCTGAATGATGACCCCGTTGCGCTCCAAGGCCCGATAAGCAAATTGATGAATCTGCTTACTAACATTGGCCACAAAAAGCTTAGGCATGTGTTCCTCCAGGGTTGATCTTTCACCCGCTGCCCCCGCCTGGGTGGGGGCTCCGACACAAGGGCAGCGGGCTTATTCGGGCTCTGGCCGAAGGGAGAGCAAGGCTGCGCCCGAATTACTGATACTGCATAGAGATGATGCTGAGTGCCTCAGGCCGCACTGCCCACCCTGAAGTGATACGCTGCTCGCTGAGCACATCCACTGCGCCGCCCGCCAACGGCACTGTGATCTCCTTCGGGGCTGCCATATCCTGCAGCATCAAGGTACAAGCCTCCAACGAAGGTGTCAGCTTGGCAAACTCGTTGGTGTTGACGCGGGTGCCCTTGGGCTGTTCAACCTCAGGCATGCAGACAATGACAGCATCATTGCCGCCCGCGCCCTTGCCGATCAGCGTGTCATCGTAGCCCCAAAGAATGTCATCGTCATTCATGGCGAGCACATCCTTGATCAATCCCGCGGTGCTGGTGGAGCCAGCCCCAACGCGCTGATAAGAAGTGAGCTGCACGATGTTCTGATATTCCATCGCGCCCAATGTGCGCTGCGGCCCCACAAACACAAACTTGCGGCCGATGCCGAGTTGGTTGGTGCGGGTCTTGATGGCTTGGACCTGACCAATCAGGAAGAAGGCCATCTGGCCGTTGTCGTAGGTCACCACTGTGTCATTGCCGCCACTATCAGCTGGCAGATTGATGGCTGTGGCACCTGCGGCATTGACCAGGCCCTCACCATTGGTGGGGTTCATGCCATAAAGCAAGGCATTGCGCATCAGCTGGAAGGTGGCCTGCCGCATGCCCAGCCGATAGGCATCAGTGATGGACAATCCCCAACGCGCCATTGCGGCGGTGTCGTGGTGGTCGTATTCAGCGCGCACCCTGATCAGGTAGCTGGGGGCGCTGATCTGGCTGAGGGCAAAGCCCACACCCGGCAGCTGGTTGTAGGCGCTCTGGCCCGCCGCCATGCGGGTGCGCAGGTCAATGCGCTTGATGTAGGCATAGAGGTCGCCGTCGCCCAACCTGACAAGTGGCCCACCATCCGCCAGCAACTCAAAGGCCCCAGAGGCTTGAGTGTATGGCATCAAGGTTTCGGGCAAAGTGTAGGAAGGATGCACCTGGGCAAAGGCCGCTGAGATATTACCCATTTTCGTCTCCTAATGAAAGGCCAGAGGTGGCCCCGGCCTCAGGTTTTGAACAAGGTTAGATTTGCACCAGCGCAGCTGCGCCGTTGTAGTTCCAAGTGGTGTAGTTGGTGGCCGGATTGTAGACAGGCACCATGCAGCCATGGGACTTGATCTGCAGGATCTTGATTGGCAACGCTGCTGTCGCAAAAGCAACGATCAGCTGGTTGGTGTAGTCCCAGGAGACCTGTGGGGTGATGATGCCACCCTCCAGCGTCACCAAGGTCGGATCAATGGCGAGCGCAATGCGTGCCCCTGACCCAAGCCGATAGAAGTTCACCAACATGCCATTGCCAGAAACCGGCACTGGACCTTGCGGTGTGCTGACTGCTGCATAGTTCTGGTCAAACACACTGAAGCCAGTGAGGTGGGTCTCATCAACAGCACGCAATATGGTGCCGCCCAGCGAGTAGTCCGGCCTGGTGGGTGTTGCCGGTGCAGTGCTGCGCTCAGTCGAGATCAATTCCTCGATGGCCACCCCGCCAAACATTGGCAAGGTTTCCAAAGGCCCAAGGTAACCACCCGCAAGCGCGAAGCGGGTGGCCGGATCAGGCATTGCTTGCCCAACGATGAAGCCATCAGATTCAATCGTGAACATGCCCGCAGCGTTGGTCTGCAGGACCGGGTTAAAAGAGACATTCGCAACCATGAGTTGAAGCTCCTTCTACTTCTAGGCTGACCAGCTCAATGGCTGGAACGTACTTCCAATCAGGCGGAAGGCCGAGTATTGAAGACAGCCACACGCCGTGCCGGACGCCCAAAGCCCTTCACAAAGCTGTCCTTGCCATAGAACACAGTGATGTTCTGGTTGGTATCCGGATTGTGCTTGCGCACCGCCCGCAGTTCACCTTCCCCAAGATCAGTGGGGCTGGCCGCCGCTGTGATCGCATCAGCATAGACCTGCCTCTCAGCGATGTTGAAGGCCTCCTCAGGCAACTTGGAGAACTTCACGCCCTTCCAGTGCTCAGAGTGCTTCTTCAGATGAGTGGCAAGCCGCTTGCGGTACGAAAGCAATGACTCACCCTCCAGCGGACGCGGTGCGCGCCCACCAAAGCCTGCAAACACTTCATCTGCCCGCGCTTGCGCGTCAGCAAAGGCCGCATGCTCCTCGTCACTGCGTGGCTTCATCATTGAGCTCAACCGCGCGATCTCACGGCGTTGCTCCTCCATCTGCCGCTTCAAGGCGCTGACACTGTCCGCCTTCTTAGACTTGTCATCACGACGATCATCATCGTCGTCATCGTCGTCGTCTTTCTTTTCCTCTTCTTCCTCATCGTCGTCGGACTTCTTGGCGTCCTTCTTGGCATCCTTCTTGTCCGACACCGGCGGGATTTTGCCCTTCTCCTCGGCGGCAGGAGGAGGCAGCTGGTCCTTGCGCGCGTCCTTCTTCTTGTCGGCGGCCATGGGAGGCGGCTTCTTACCTTCCTCCTCCTCACCATCGTCGTCGTCATCATCCTTCTTTTCAAGGAATGCGGGCTTTTTGTCCTCACCCTCTTCCTCTTCATCATCCTTCTTCTTGTCATCATCATCATCATCGTCGTCGTCATCCTTGCGGCCCTTGTCGGCCTTCAAGGGGTTCTTGGAGCCACTGCCAACCTCAAGCGCATCCATGCGCTTGCCGAGAGAGTCAAGCTTCGACAACACTTTGTCGAGGGGCTCACCGCCTTCGGCGTCTGTCTTTACCTTATCAACCATGTTTGGTCTCCATTTTCGTAATGCGCCGTTCCAAGCGCCCAACGGCTCGGGTTATCATATGGCGGGTGAGCCGCCTCTCTAGTCTATCCACACTGTCCGCAATTACGAGCAATCGCGGGTCGGCTTCAGGCAACGACACACTATCCACTCGGATACCACTTGGCGCTCCACCTTTGTCCCATACCCCTTTTTCGCATACAGCGAGATGGTCAACATAACTGGGAGATCCCTCAACCAGCATTGTAGAGCCGTCCTGGAGCTCAACTTCGTAGTTGACTTTAGGGTCTCTGAAGACAACAGAAGGGGAAGTGGATAGGTCTCCTTCCAGAATTTCCTTGCCGATAGTACGGTCGTAGATGCGTGCCACACCCCAGACATCCTCGCCCTTGATATAGGGCAGTTGCATGGTACCGATCACTTGCTGCGCAAAGCTATCACTGTCCAGTGTGCTAGCTTCTGGGTGCTCATAGATGATGGGCATGCCAGCAGCGCGCTTCAGAAAGTCATCCGTCAAGTAGTTCTCTGGACGGCGATACACCCACTCGTTGAGCTTGGGCCGGTAGCTGATGCCTGTGCCAGAGATGCGCATGTCCACCAGCAACGCATTCTCAAACATCTGCGGCGAAGCCAACTCTCCATCACGAATGGCCTCAGCCACCTCATACTCATTCATTCGCAGCCGACGTAGCGCGATAATGACGCCAGGATGGAGCTCAAACGTCATACCCCAACCCGCGCAGCATTTCGAGTTCCTCTTCCTCGGTCAAGCGTGCCGGTGCCGGCTCTGCTGACTGCTCCTTGAAGCTGTTCCGCAATGCCTCAAATTCAGGGTTTGGGTCCTGGGTCAACGCCTTTGGGTCCTCGGCCCACTTGGCTTCAAAGTAGGCTTGCTCCTCGGGAGTCAAGGTGTCATCTGCTTTTGGAGGCTTTGCCATCACACCTCCTCCATATGAATCTCATTGCCCACTATCTTGGTGACCATGAAACTAGTACCATACTTGAACAATGCCTCTGACTCACCGTAGTGGGGCGACAAACCTTGCACATCCTTGCAGGCACTGTTCTGGGCCTTAGTCTTGATCACATAGTGATGGGTGCCGCTCCAGACACCTTTTTTCTTGGCACAGCTGGTGAAGCCTTGCTCCTTCTTAAGATGACCCACAATGTATTTCTTAAATTCCTTAGCTGGGAGTGATGCCTTACGATAAACGGTTTGGCCATTATGGCTCGGCATCTTGTCCATAGCAGCATTGGTTGATTCCGCGAACTCATAAGTCTCCTTGGTCATCACGCTATTGCGCAATGGTTGATTCAGCGAACGCGACATCGGCCCGCAATAAGCATAAATGTGCACCGCCTCCCGGCCACTCAGGCCATAAGCCTTGCCCATGCTCTTGGCTTTACTGAAATCAGCAATAGCACCCATCAATGCATGCTTACTATTGGTATACAAAGGCTGCCCGGCATGCTCATCATAATCGCTGTAGCGTCGCAACCCGCTGAACATGCTGGCCAGTTCTGCCAGATCCTCTTGCTCGGTGATGCCAGCGGCGAGCATGCTTGATTGCATGGCAGGCTCGCTCAACATAGCGACATATGCCTCTTTGCTGGTGCCTGTAGCTACTGGGCCTGCGGGCGCAGCGGGTGCGGCTGGTGCTGCTGCTGCGGGCGCGGCCCCTGACTTGGCCTGACTGACTGCTGTCTGCAATTGCTGCTTGGCTGCCAATCCTGCTGCCTTGGCTGTCTTGATGGTGACAGGATCGCCGGCAGTGATGGCCTTGGCAATGGTGTCCTTGCTGGTCAGAAAATCCATCAGCGCATTCACATAAGGCTGTTCATCCGGGGTAGTGCCTATGTGAGTTTGAAAATCACCAATGGTCTTCAAATACTCATTAGCTGTCTTCTTCGCTGCCTCAAGCTTGGGCGCATAAGCTGCTGGGTCCTTGTTGTGCTCATAAGTAGCCTCAGCTGCCAGCAATGCCTCCATGGCAGCAATATTGGCCTTCTTGTGTTCATCAATGGCCTGCACCCAGCCCTTCTTGGCAGGTGCTACTGCCGTTGTTTTCCCCCACACAGCATTCTTTTCTGCCTCGGTGAGCGGAGGAGCAGTTTGCTTTTTGAGCGGAGCAGTTGCTGATGCTGCGCCCGCAGCAGTGGGTGTGGGCACCTTGAGCTGCCAACTCTTAGCCATCTTGAACTTGGCGTCAAAGTACTCCTTGGAAACCTTCTTCTTGAGTAGCTCACGTGCCTTGACGTAGGTCTTCTCCATTGTCTTAGCAGCGGGAGTGCCCTTGGCAGACTCATAAGCCTTCTTAGCCTCAATGAACTGCTTCATGATGTGCAGCTGGCTGGGCGAGAATGTGTAGGTCTTGCCATACATCTTTTCTTCAGCCCAACCTGGCGGCGGCCCTGCGGGTGGCGGTGGCGGTGAAGGTGTTACGGGTGGCGGCGGTGGAGATGGCGTTGCAGGCACCCATGGCTCATCCCATGGTTCGGCAGCCTTGCTTGTCTTGCCTGCCTTCTTGGCATCGTAGGCCAGCTGACCCTTCAGCAGATTGTATCTGTCTACAAACTTGTCATACAGATCTTTAGCGTTCTTCAAGCCAGACTGCTTGAAGGCCCACTGCACATTATCCAGGTTGAGATTGTCAAGCTTCTCCTTGACCTTGGTAAACAACTCTGGGTTGTTGCCGAACAACTTGCTAAACACCTTGCCAGCAGGATATTGCGGATCCATCAACGAGAAATAGGAATCAATGTTGTCGCCATAATCCTTGGGTTGGCCTTGCGCTCGGAACTCAAAGGCCCCACCAAGATCCATCTGCACCAGCTTCTTAGTTTGATTGTCATAGGCAATATTGTCATAAACCAGCCCCACAGTGTCCCAATTGTTGGTGAGCACCGCAGCGCCGAACATGTCTGCCAATTGTTCCTTCTCTTCAACCGTCAAGTTGTCCTGAATTTGCAAGGTGTTTGAGACATTGTCCAAATTCTTATTCCATGGCACCGAAACGCCTTCCTTGCCATCCATGTCGATCACTTCTGGCTTGGTGGTCTCAATGCCTAGCTGCTTCAACACTTCACCAGCCAAGGCTTCTGTCTTGCCCTGCTGCTCATTTTTGTAAAACTTAACATAATGCTTGTTGTAATCAAGGTCCCTGTAAGTGCCACCAGGGTTGGAGCCCAATTGTTCACCAACCTTGGTCCAACCCTCAGCCTTATTGGGTTTGGCACCTGATGCTCCAATGCTGGCAAACTTGCCACCTTCGTCGCGCGGGTGCTTGGCTTCGTCCCAGGCTGCGTCTGCGCGCGCCGCATCATCCTCTGCTTCAAACGGATCAAAGCCCAACATCTCCTTGAGCCAGGCAGGCGCGACTGTAGGCTCATCATCATTCGGCTCCTCGCTGGAGCGCCAGTCAGGCTCCTGCTCTTCCTTGATGGGGCCAATGGTGATGTCAGGAAGATCGTCCACTACACCGTCTCCAAGGCTGCTTTCCAGCCCATGAACACCCGTGGGTCAATGTAGGCTGTCAGTGCCACTGAAGGGGTGTTGCCCAACATTTGCGAAACCTGCTTGGCAACATCCATCACTGACTTCTTGAATGCCTTTGCTGAGGTAGGTGCTGACGCGGCTTTCACCAACTCCTGCGCCGTGGAAGTGCCCACCGCAGTGCGGAAGTCTTTCACCTTGAAGCCACCCCCGTCCAGCGAGTGAGTGTAGTCGCGCAATGCCGCATCATTGGTCTTGCTGAACAACTTGCCGCTGGCGCCCGCACTCTGCGCCCGCTTCAACAACATGTTGGCGATGTCCTTGTCTTGGACTGGGATGTCGAGGTCAACTCCCTTTTTACCCACAAAACGCAGCCGCACGGCATCACCATCTTGCACAATGTGTTGGCCTTGGAGGGTCGTGGCCCCATAGGCCAGCTTTTCCGCCTTATAACCACCTTCTTTTTCTTCAGCACCTGGACGCACTCCTGTGCTCATGATGAGAGCCAAGCAATCTGCCGCGTCACGAGTGCGCGCATTGTCAGCCTTGCGACCCGCCTCGTTCTGCTTGGCAATGTCAGTGAACTTGCCCAGCAGCTCATTGATACGCGCAAACTTCATCACTGCCTGCTTCTCATTGTGCAATGCTGAGTAGTGGTACTGCGTCTTGCCCTTGGCGCTCACTGAAGTGGCCACCAGCAATGCGGCCGGATCAGGATTGTATCTCACATTCTTGTAGCCAGGAGGTATCTTGATGGCCCGCACATGGATGGGGAGCTCGCCCCCTTCCGCCGTCTGCCACTGGCCATCGACATTCTTAGCGGCCACCAGTGGATTCTTGGCCCCGACACTGCCCCCTTCGGCAAACTTGCCTTCCTCATCACGCGGGTGATCGGTCTCACGGAACTCCTGGTCGGCGCGCTTACTGGGCTTTGGTCCCAGAGCCTTGCGCAGCGCCTCAACAGGCATGATCCAGCGCCAATCATCATGTTCATCTCGAGCCAGCCTCGGCGAGAACTCATCATCCACATCATACAAGTAGGTAGTCGCGTCGACGCCATTCTTGACGCGCCGACAGAACCATTTACCAGCATGCCCAGCACGGTATTTGATTTCTTCCCAGACCTCACGCACTGCTGCCTGCTCAGAGGTCTCACCTTCCTCGACCTTGCCACCAGGCAGCGCCCACTCGCCACCATGATCGCCGCCTTCATGCGCGCGCCGCAATAAGAGCACCTTACCCTCTGGAGTGCGGAACATGATGAAGGCTGCATTGATCATTTCTTGGGCGGCACTGACTTGGGTGGCGGCAATGGTTTCTTGACAGCTGATTGCACTTGCGGAGCCTGTCTAATCACCGGCCCAGAAGGCGGAAATGGATTTGGTCTGTTGCCAATGCGTGGCATTTTAATTGCTCCTCATGTCAACGATCACCAACCAATTGAGCGCCCCCACCAACACAAGCGCAATGGCAATAATCAGCCAGGTGACAACACCCCTCAACGCGCAACTGCCCCCGCATAATCCTTCTTCTCTTTCTCCTCAAAGGCATCCATGCGCTTGCTGAGCCCATCAACAGCGTCCTCGATGTGCTTGACAATCAAGTCGCTATCCTGCTTGGTCTCCAGCTCAGTGAGCGCATCAGCCTTCTTACCCAGCGCCTTGCGAGTCTGCGACCTGATTTCGTCGCGCAATGACCTGATCTGCTCCTTGGTGTCATCGATAGCGTTCTGGCGTTCTTGCCCTTCATCAACCTGCTCCTGTTCACGCTCCAGCGCCTCCAGCTGCTGCTCGGCGTCCTTCAGCTGAGTTGGAAGGTCTTGCGCTTCTTGCTCTTCATCTTCCTGCTTCTTTTCACCTGGCTCGGTCTCGGCATCAGCTTTGTCGACGCCCTTGATAGTGCCCTTGTTCTTGGAGGCATAGAAGACAGCTTCACCTTTTTCTTTGCCATAGTTCTGCTGCATCGCCCCCTTGATCTTCTCACCCTTTTCCGTCAGTGGCATCATCTGCCTCCCTCTAGTTCAGCGACACGCTTGCGCAGCGATTGCAGCTCAGAGACCAAATAGGGCACCAGTTTGGAATAATCTGCGCCCCACAAATGGGGTCCATGATCTGCGACTTTCCTGCCAGGTGGATCTGGCAACGGCGGAGTGACGGCCATCGGCGCCACCTCATAAAGCTCCTGGGCTACAAAGCCATGTCCAGTGTTTGACGGTGCTCTGGTCTGGGCTACAACGTCAAACGCTGGTGCTGGTGGTTTCCATTCAAAGGCCACAGGCCTCATGTTGTCAATTAGCTCACCTACATCGATATCGTCTTCAAGATCGCGGATATTGTCTTTGATGCTCCTGTCGCAGGTAGTGTTGTAGGATGTAGTTGAACCGTTGGTGTAGATATTGCCAACATTGTTGCCGCCAGCCGTATAATAAGTGAGATAGGCACTGGTGCTGTCAGAACGCGTCAGATTGGCATAACCAACGCCGGATGCTGTCGCGATCTGGTAGGAAGATGCCGACCAACCTGCGGAGTTCCCTGAGGGATTGGAGGTTGATAGATTGCCACCATTGTTGGTGCTATTTGACAGATAGAGGCCGCCAGTTCCCAAATTGATGGCAGCAGCACCGCCCATTGTCAGGCCACCCGTCATCGTGCCCCCAGCAAGTGGCAGGCGCGAAGTGTCGCTCGGATGGATGTGGTCGGCACGAGCATAGTTTAAAGAAGTGCCAATCGCTACCGCTCCATCCATCAATGGATTGGTAGTTGACGGTGCTGGTCCTCCTGATGCTGGAGTTGTCCATATGGTATCGTAGTTGGTCGCCGAGTTCTTGGTGAGCACCTGATTGGTGGTGCCACCTGTTGGAACACCTTGACCTGCGGCGCCAGTTGGTCCTGCTGGGCCTGTGGCACCTGTGAGCCCTGTGGCCCCTGTAGCGCCTGTTGGGCCTGCTGGGCCAGTGTTGCCGATTGGCCCTTGCGGCCCGGTAGCGCCCGTAAGCCCTATGGGTCCTTGCGGCCCAGTAGCGCCGGTATTGCCGATTGGCCCCTGTGGCCCTGTCGCGCCGGTGTTGCCTGGAACGCCTTGTGGACCTGCTGCGCCTGTGGCGCCTGTCAGCCCTATTGGGCCTTGCGGACCAGTAGGACCTGCTGGTCCTGCCGCGCCAGTTGCTCCAGGTGGTCCAGCAGCGCCTGCCGATCCAGGAGGACCAGTTGGACCCGCAGGTCCGGTTGGTCCAGGCGGTCCTGGAGCTCCGCCTCCACCAGGGGCCGTAGTATCGACAGCAGCTTGTTCAAACCAACTTGCCTTGCCATCCCAATAATAGTTGCCTAAGCTCTTGTTGCTGATGATCCGGTTGACATTGCCCAACAAGTTGATGCTGGGCGGATTATGCTTAATGGTGATGGTGCCACCACTCGGCTCAAACACCACATTCTTAGTGACAGGTATCCCAACTTCACCCTCACCGAACGAAGTGATAGTGCCTGTGCCATACAACACTACCCGATTGGTGTCGACGCTATTGTCGGGTGGTGCCAGCGGGTTGATACCAATGGACGAAACCTGGAAGCTCTCGCTAGGAGCTTCGCCTTGCGCATTACTGAAGGCTGATATCGCCATGTATCAATAAGTGCCAGCATCCAGCGTCATGTTCTCTGCATATTGCAGGGTGACGGGTTGCATGGCTCCCACCGGATCAGCATCAAGGTTCAACGCACCAAACAACGTGCCACCGCCCAATGACAAGTAGAGCGTATCAGCTGCTGCCTGCGTCAGCCCCGCGCCAATGATGACCTGGTAGATGGACAGATTGTCATTCCAGATAATCAAATCACCGTCTTCAAAGGTGGTGCCCAACGGGAACCCAGGCAGCGCCACTGTAGTGGTGCCAGCAGCAGACATGTAGTAATCACCTGCCGCGTTGCCTGCTACCACCGTCAGATCAGGGGTGTTGCTGGCCGGATCATAAGTGCCCTGGAACAACCGCAAGGCGGCCACTTGGGTGTCAACATAGTTCTTGTTGGCAGCCTCACCCGGATTGACTGGCGCAAGAGTGACCAGTGGCCCCGACATAGTGCCACCAGCCAGATCAAGTTTAGCAGTATCGCTGACATGCTGGTGATCTTGACGGGCATAAGCCGTCGAAATGCCCACCGCGCCCGCGCCATCCATTGGAGACTGAATGACGGCTGGCGCTGGCACTACAATGCCAGCCAGACCAAAGGCTACTGCATTGTCAACATAAAATGTGCTAGCAATTTGATTGTCACTGCTACCAGCCAGGGCATTAGGCACCCTTGGTGTGCCCAGGAACAAGGGTGATAACAGCGGCGCATAAGGCAGCAGTTCTGTGGTAAGGTCAAGGTCAGTGATATCAGCCATCACCAAGGTGACAGTGCCAGTCTTGCCAGCGACGCTACTGACCGCACCGCCCGCTGGTGTCCAGCTGGCTGAGGGTGGAGGCTGGCCTGTGTTGGGAGCATTGGCTCTGTAAATGTTGCCGCCAGAGAGCACATGATCGCCAACCACATAATTGGCAACAGCACTCCAGAAGCGCACTGCCAGCAGTTGCTGTCCAGAAGTGCCATCATGCACCCCAAACGCCATATCGCCCCAATTGACCCAGGGCGAGCCCGCAGTAGTGCCACCTGGAGGAACAGAACCAGGGGTGGAGGAGCGCAGGATGTTAAGGATATTTGCCATGGTTCTTTTTCCTAATAAGGACCACAATCAACTGTGCCATCAGGGTCAATGCCACTACCACCACCACTGCCAGGTGGTCCTGGCGGACCCGGCGGACCCGTAGGTCCTGGTGGCCCAGCAACTCCATCAAGACCTGGCGGCCCTTGAGCGCCCGGTGGACCTGGTTGTGGACCAGGACCCGCAGGTGGTGCGGCCTTGGTCGGAGCTGGACTGGTAAACTGAACAGGTCTAGCCCGTCCAACATAGCCTGCGCGCCCAACAACACCAGTACGGATCTGCCAGAGTGAGCGTGAGGTGGGCATGTCACTCAGCCGCTGCTGCTAGCTCAACTTCATCAAGTGCCGCCAGCGCTGCCTGGCCCTTCTTGGTCAGCATCACCGCTGGCAGCGCATCCAGGTTGTAGATGTACTCATAATAGCAGCGGCAGTAAACCTCCTCAGCGGGCTGGGTGATCTCGTCAGTGTAGCCTGCCTTGGATGGCTTCATCAGCCCTTGCTCCAGCGCCCAGTTGCCACGAATTGTATAGATGTTGAGATCACGCTCCTTGTGATCCTCACGATAGTTATAATTGCGTTGACGCCAGTTAGAATGCCAAATTCCTGCAATAGCTCCTGTTCCCAGCGCAAAAGTCGCGTTGAGGGAACTATTGAGCTTATGGCCCTGGTCGGTGTTGAGCCGGTTGGTCTCATAGCGCACCTTCCTGAAATCTTTGAGCAGCAGGTTGGTTTGCTTGGCAGGTGGGGTTGGGGTCCCGCCTGGAGGCACGGAGGACGCCCAACCCCGGAACCGACGTAAGGTGGCGGCGAGGCTCTCCTCACGGCGGATCTTGATCAGATCGGCGCTGGCCGCTATGCGCCGATCAAGCTCATTGCGCATGATGCTGGCCAACTGTGGTAAGCTTTGGATGTGGCGGAAATACATCTCTGGGCCCATGCGCCGCGCAGTAACGGCTTGCAGTTTTGCCAGATGGGGTGGCAACTTGCGCGTAGCCCGTTGGTAGACGCTGCTCAGGTGACGCGCGATACGCTCACTGGCCTCAGTTGGTGAAATCAATGCACCTGTAGCTGCCGCCTCGATACGCTGGGCCCAAGTGTCAAGGGCTGACTCGGAAGTGTAGCCATTTTGCGCAAAGTACTTGACAGCATCACGGATCACTTGCTGAAAGTCGCGCAGGCTCATGCTGTGGTGACGTTGATGGTTACTCCGGCCGGACAACTCTTAAAATAGAGCCCCTGACTGAAGGGTATATTCATGTTGGGGCCACCAATGGTGCCGGGTGGCGACGCAGCTGGCGCGCCCGGAATGCCCGGAATGTTGGGCTTGGTGCCATAGATGAAATCCAGCGCCGACAATGGTGCAGAGAACAGGGTGCGAGATGAATAAGGATCATAATTGGCCGAGGTAGCATCACAAAAGGTAATGGGTGTCACCCTGTCGGCCTGCGAAGGCGGCATCACCACACTGACACCAGTGAGGGTACCAGCTGCTTGCACCAAGGCTGTCCCCAGTTCTGATGAAGTGGCACTAAAATTCCCCATGATGATCTCCTAGGCCACCGCCCCGGCTTTCTTGTCAAGTATCTTGCGCAGCTTGTCGATGGGAATGACATCACGCGCCGCTGGCTCAATGGAGTCAAGCACCTGTGCCGCGTTGCTGAAGCGCGCCCGCAAGCTGTCAGCCTTGCCCATCTTGATGGCAACTCGCCCGCCACCGTCGCCGCCGCCCGCGCTATCACCGTCCATGCCCCCATTCTTCAGCGCCTCGGTCTGCGCCTCTTGCTGCTCCTGCATCTGCTGTTCTTGTTCATCTAGATGTTCCTCCAGCGCCTCAAAATCAAGCTCAAGGGGCGCAGAGAAAATCACCTTGTTGGTGGAGATATTATCAGTGGCCCACTCATACAAGGACAGCTTGTTGGCTGTATCGAGGATTGGCTCAAACACCTGGATGAGCGCGATCACTGCCTTCAGACGCACGTCCTCAAGGCGTGCCAGCTCACTCTCCGGCTCCTCAAGCACGCTTGGCCATTCGGCCCGGTAGCTGTTGGCCCAGCGGTAGAAGGCGTCCTTGTATTGCATGCCACCATAGGTCTGCGGGAAATCCTTCTGCATGCCTTCAAAGAATGCCGGTGACCAGGCCCGATACATGCACACCCGATCAAAGAACTTGAACAGCGGCCCCATGCTCTTGCGGACCCGGTCAATGTAACGCGCGACAGCCCGCGCATCCTCGGTCCCCTCTCCAAAGCCCTCCACAAAGGCTTCTTGCGCCAGGATCTTGATGGGCATGTCGGCCGCTGTGGCAATGTTCTCCAGAATGTTGCGCCGCGCCAGCGTGTGAGGCGCGTCAATGTTGCTCAGGTTGAGCGACTCAATCTCTTCCTCAGGAGTGATGTTGATGACGTTGCCTGTCACAGCTTCCTGCACCACATTGCGCTTCCACCCGGCTGCGGCCTTCATGATGGAGTTGGCAATGGAGCCAGCCTGCTTGATCTTGGCGATCATCACCCCGACCTTGGTCTCAATCATGTCGTCGGTGATCATTGACTTGAGGTAGCTCTTCAGCGGGAAGAAGGCGCGCTGGTAGACGCTGCGCCCAACAAAGCCGAAGGCTGAGGGTGTCCAAGAAATGTAAACAGGAAATTCATTCTGCAGTGTGATGGCACGGCTGCGGTGAAACTGGCTGCCCTGCACGGTGATCTCTTGCACCTTCATGAAGTTCATTGCTGTGGGCACCTGGTTGAGCACCAAGCTGCCAGAAGTGTTGAGCGGATCATAGACGTTGAAGGCCATACTGGCATCTGGCAGCGACCAGGGATCAAGTGGCTCGGTGGGATCAATACCATCCAGCAACAACGCCACAGAGCTAATGCCGTAGACCCGGCTCATCGCGGCAGTCTGGAAGATGTAAGCGTCAGCGTTGATCTCCTCCCACTGCTCATTGAAGGCTTCCACGACGCGCTCGCCAGGGCTGTCCGGCACATTGAGCTCACGCCCTTCTGCCATTGCCAACTGCAGTGGCCCACACACCATCTTGAAGCCTAGCGGGTGCCAGAGAAAAATCTGCTTACAAATCTGATAGCTGACCTCATCACCTGGTGTGATGTCATTTGCCAGGAATATGGCCTCCAGCGAGTTGCCAAGAGGCGTGGCATCCAGGAAGGAGCTACGGATTAAACTCATCAATGAAAACTTTGCGCTGGAGGGAGGGCAGTGACCCCAGCTGGAGGGAGAAGGTCACCGCCCAAAGATGGACTGCCGCCCATCTTCACACTACTGGGGGGAGCCGGGATCGAAGGCTCGGACTTGCCAGCAGCGAGTCAAGAAGCAAAAGGGCAGCAGTGAAGCGTTCCGAAGGTTCGTGGCCCAAGTCTCTTCACCGCTGCCAGTTGATCCCGCGCGCCTGGAGGAAGCTGTTGCGCGGAATGTCACAATCAGTGTGTCGGATCTACTTCTGGCTTCTCAGGTGGCTCCCAACCGTCAGGATCGATCACGATGTAACGCCAGCCGTAGCCGGGGATGTGGCAGAGCGCGACGAAATAGCCACTGACGGGTCCGGGCGGACGCGGCCAGATTGAGCCCGGAGGTGCCGGCAATTCCTGATCGGGATGGCCTTCATCAGGCTGAACCGGCTTGGTCGGCCGACCCGGTTGACCAGGGAGACCTTGGCTGGGACGGTCAGGACGGTCAGGACGACCAGGTCGGGGTG